GTAAAGTGTGGCGAAAAGCGGGTCCTTCACATACCAGAGATAGCCGTTGGCATTCGAGGAGGCGCTGCCTGCCAGCAGCTTCACCCTGTCCCGGTACTGCTTTGTGGAGCTGTATCCGCCGCTCACATAGACATGCTCCGTCGGCGGCGTGACCATGCTCTTCTTGTACCAGGTCTCCTCCAGCCCGACGGTGAGACGAAGCCTTCCCTGGGGCAGGGCGCAGGCATACTCGTTTTTCAGCATGCCGGTATCCACGCTTTCAAAAGCGCTGTCGGAGAGGAAGCCGCTGCCGGCCGTGTAATAAGGTTCGAAATACGGCTCGAAGGAGCTGACCTCCTCGTTGAACGTCACCATGTAATTGCTGCCGTTTCGGGCAGAGAGGATGACGAAGGCCGTGTCGCTCTCGACGGTGTACGCCCGCGTTCTCCAGGAAACGGCGTCGGGCTTGAAGAGAAAGTTACCGTCCGCATCGTATGCGCACACCGACTGCATCTCTCTGTTCTGGAAGCTGCCGCCGTACAGGGAATACAGGCGGACAACATCCCCGCTGCTGACGGGGATCCTGGCGGAGTAGGAGAAGGACGCGTTCGCCACAGGGGCATTGCTCCTGCCGTTGCCCATGTAGTAGCCTGCCGTCCAGTCCGCGTCGGAGCGGGAGTGGTTCCGGCTCTCCCTCAGCGCGAGCTTATCCGTGACGCGCGACAGGACGGCTCCTGTCGCCGCCGCGTCTGCCGCAATCCTGATAAGCTCATCCTGTATGGCGTTGAGATTATCAGCGCCGATTAAAGTGAGGCCATCTTTGTATACAACTTTTTCAAATGGCATTAGATCCCACCTCTCTCAAGTCGTTGTTCAATGGCTTGCATCCATGTCCCGAGGTCTACCCCGGCCAGTCGCAGGGTCTGGCAGATCAGTGTCCAGTCCGGACACACCTCCAGCGCGGCCTGCGTCTCGGCGACCTTGCCGAAAGCGACGCCCTTGCCGCCGCTGAGGATGTCCAGGATCACGCCGGCCGTGGAGAGCCGTACCGTGCGCGTAAACGTGGCGAAGGCATCCTGCAGAGTCAGGCTGATGTTGTAGCTGTGCTCGGTGTCTGCCGCGACGATCATCTGACCGGTCTGCTGGTATGCGCTGAGAGTCACCACACTGCTTCCCTCCGGGTGATGTACCGTCAGGCCCCGTGTATTATGATCGTTGACGGGCGCAAAGCTCACGCCCCACTCGATCAAAACATGATCTCCGCTGTCGTTGAGCACCCCCGCCGACGTACAGCGGTGCACGGCCAGGGCAGTCACCCGGGGCGTGAACCACTCGACGATGCTGATGGTGTATTCCGTGACAGCGGTCACGCCCCGGCTGTCGGTGACTTCGATGGCCACGGTGTTATAGTCCAGGCTCTCCAGCACCTCGGTAATGGCCTCGGCGCCGGTGTAATATGTGCCGTTTGCGATGATCTTCAAGGTCTCCAGCGTTGCGCCGTAGCGCAGGGCGGCGCTGGCCGTGATGTGCAGCCGGGACTGCAGCAGCACATAATCCCCGTAGGTCGCCCGCAGCTCTGCATCGTCCTCGATCACTGCCGTCGGCTGCGGGCAGACGTCAATTTCCCGCAGTCTTACGGTGACGTCAGACAGCGCAAACGGCAGACCGACCAAAACGCTGTGGTAATAGGTCTGGACCTTGCAGCTGAAGGTCTTGCTCATGCTGTCCGGCATCAGCGGAGCAAAAGCGGATGCGGCTGGCGTCCAGCTTCCTGTCTCTGTGAGGGCCGGCGCGGTGACGGAATCCTCCGCCGCTGTCAAGATGAGAGAATAGCCGTAGCCGCCGGGGTCGGTCAGGGTGATCGTATTGGCCGCGCCGGCGGTAATCTCCTCCGGAAGTGTCACATCGCCAAAGCTCGGGTATGTCAGCCTGGCTTCGATGGATTCAGAGTACCGCTGGACACCGTTGATCGAGCACTTGAAGTAGTATCTGTAGTACGAGACATGATCGAGCCGTGTGTGGCCGATGTTGTTGCCCTTGCCACGAATTCCGATTGCAAAGACTTCCGGATCCGGCATAAACTGATATGTTGCGCTTCCGGTCGCATCCTGCGCGATATTCACGCTTGCCACGCGGGAATCCCCAGAAAGCGGGCTGTAAACAAAGGCGTAGATTGTGTATGAATACCGGTTGTCAACGGGATCGACGGTGATTGTGGCTGTGTCTCCAGGTGACAGGTTGGTCGCGGAAAAGCTGATGCTCGGGATCACAGGGGACTCTTCGGTGAACGTCCCGAGCGTGTATTGGAACGCCGGAGGATTGCCTGCCCCCTCCAGTGTGACGGTGAACGAAGCAGAGCTCGCTCCCTGGAAATCCAACGTGAATTTTGCAGAACCGGAGGCCGACGTCCAGGATGTGTTATAGGTCCCGATGTAGACTGCAACATACCCCAGATAGGTCCCGTTCTGCCACACCTTGACAGGCCAGGCCTCTGACTTCATCGTCCCTGCGTTTGCGTCCTTCGTGACCGTGAGGTAGATGGTAAGCACAGGACTCGAAGACGCGTCCTCTTGGGATATGGCATACCTGGCACTAACGTGCATGGTCGCATCCTCGTGCTGCATATCGAACTCCGTCAAAGCGGCGCCGGTACTGTATCCCATTTAACTCCCTCCTACCCACAGAAAACTCAGGTTGCCGGAGCTGCGCGGCTGCAGCAGAATCCGGCCGAGCTGTAGACTGCCGCCCTCCGGGATCTCCACCTTCTTCGGTGCAAGGAAACGGTTCTGGTCCCAGACCGTTGTGGGCTCCCCGTTCCAGAGCAGCGCCGCGTCCTGGTGCGAGACCTGGAAGGCGGACGGGCTGTCGCTTTCGCCCAGCTTCACATAGCCGTCAGCATAGCGGATATACTGCCGCACCTCGTTGTAGCCGGCATTTGCCTCTTGCCGCACAGTGCTGATGGAGACCTCCAGGCTGTTTTTCGTCTGCACGATCTGGCTTTCCACCGCCGCGATCCTGCTCTCCGTCTCCGCTTCGTTGTCGTTGATTTCGTCCTGCAGGGCCTCGGCCTCTTCCTTGGTGGCGTAGGTCTCTCCCACCGTCAGCAGAATGGCGTCGGCGCGCTGTTCGAATGCGCTATACGTGCGGGCCACCATAGCCTCATCTGCAGCGAGAGCCGCCCTCAGAGCCCTGGACGCCTCGCTGGGCGCTGAATACTCATGGTCGACCTCCGTTTCCGCCGGGGCTTCCAGATCCGCGAAGATCTTCGGCCCGATGGTCCAGGTGATGGCCACCAGCGGGTACAGCGTATCGTCCAGCCTTACCAGGTCGCCCAGCTCCGCCGCAGGATCCAACTCCACACCGGCTGCAGAAAAGGGTCTGTAGACATAGCTCTCTGCTGCTTGCAGGCAAAGATCAGCGGCGACGCTGTCGGAGAAGTTGCAGGCCGCCTTCAGCACATATCCGGTGGTGGTGCCGGCCTTGGCGATGCCGCCGCTGTCCGTCTGCAGCTCGACACCGGATATTGCCGGCACTGGTTCCCCCGGATCAAAAGAGCGTACGGAGAGCCCCAACAGGTGCACCGCGGCTGTGTCCATGCTGGACGCGCGCCCTGCCACGGCCAAGCCAGCTATCGCAATGCCTGCGATAGCTCCGCTTCCAGCACTTTCATCGGTCTTCAGCGGCACAAGGCGGATCCGGCCCGTGGCGCTGATCAGCAGATTCGCACCTGTCGCCGCGGCGATCGTCGCCCAGGTCTGGCGCGCGGTCGCGGTGGTGTCCAGGCCGACAAAGGGGACGCTGTTATCCAGGACGGTCCCGCTCTCCAGCAGGACACCGGTGGCCTCCTGCAGCAGCGCAGCCGCTGCGCTGGCTGTGATCGGCCAGCTTGTGGGAAGCGTTTGAACCTTGTCGGTCCAGGGCTGCTCCAGCAGCAGCATCCCGTCAAATGCAGTAATGCTCAGCTCTCCGCTGTAGCTGGGGTGCCGTTCGTCCGTGTAATAAGTGCCCAGCGGGAGCCATTCCGAGGTCTGCTGACCGTCGGCGCTCTGCAAGCGGACGCGCAGGGTGAAGCTGGCCATGCGTGGCCAGCTTCCTTTCTCTTCCAGCAGCTGCAGATCGCAGCGGGCTGCGTGGTTTCCTCCCACCTGAGGCCCGCTGCCGTCAAACAGCGCCCAGCTGAGCTTAACGCTCCGGATCCGATCCGGACCGTAGATGATCGGCCCGCGCAGCACCTGAACCTCGTATAGCGCATCCGGATCTGCGCGGAGGGTTCGATAAAGACTTGATGTCGTCTGCATCGGATCACCTCTCTGTCAGCACGTACGTGACGCCGTTCCAGAAAAGTTGCCCTTTCTGCACCAGCATGACGGCCGCCTCGATCTCGGTGCCGTAAAAAGTCTTGGTGGTCGGCCCCAGCTGCGGATCCGGATACGTGATCTGCACGAACTCGTGGTCCAGCGCCGCGCACAGCTGCCGGAGGCGCGCGTCCGGGATCTTCGGCTTGCAGGTGTGTGTAAGCTGCCGCTTCTTGCCGATCCTCGCGCGGCGCATCATGGTGTCCAGCGTGCGGCCAGCCTGGTCGCTCTCAAGATCGAACTTTTTCCACTTAAGCCCGCCGTCCATTTTGATGACGTCGGTAAAATCGACACCGTCGATCTTGTACTTAATTTCAGCCATACGTCACCTCAGATCTTGGAATAGCCGGCGGCGCGGTTCTGCTGGCCGAGCAGACGTTTGACGACCTTGCCGACACGCTGATCATCCAATATCACATCCCGATCCAACCGGATTGCCCGCAGAATGTCGCCCAGGAGATCCAGCAGGGCATCGTAGCCGGTCTCCTCCCGGATGATCTCCCGGAGAAGGTGCTCCGGCGTCTCAATGTTCATGCCCTGCGTCTGATCGCCCAGAATCGCCGCGAACTCCTTGTTCGGCGGAATCACCGCGCCGGTGGCCAGACGCGGCAGCTGCACCAGGTCCAAAGATTTGATGCTGAGGCCAAAGTGCTTGCCGCCGATCAGCGGGATCCAGTCCGGGATATCGATGCTGATCCTGTTCAGCAGCGAAATGAGCATGTTAATGCCCTGAATGTAAAAATTGATCTTGGCCTCGAACATGCTGATGATGTTGTTTACGAAGCGCTTAAATGCGTTCACGACATAGTCGATTGCTGCCTTAGCGCCGGACTTGATGCCCTCCCAGGTGTGGGCAGCTGCCGCGGCGATTTCCTCCCAATTGTCCTTGATGAGCAAAACGAGTGTAGCTACAGCAGCAACAATAGCAGAAATCGCAAACGCAACAGCGCCGGGAACGCCCATAATCGCAAGGCCAATACCTGCGATAGCAATTCCGAGTAGCATGGCTGCCTCCTTGGCCAGACTCATGCCGTTCTCCCACTGGTCGACGAAGTTCGCCACCGCCAGGACAATACCGCCGATCAACGCGCCGACGCCTGCCAACACGGAGTTTGGCCCGAAGACGGCGGCCATGGCCTCCTTCAGCGTTCCGGCGCCGCCGGCGGTCAGGGCAATGACTTCGCCAAGCTTTCCGACCAGCGTGGCGCCAAGCTCCAGGTTCTTCAGGTTCTTCAGCCAGACAATGGCCTCCATGCCCAGGGCCGCCAGCTTCACGGCTGCGATCGCAGTCCCAACGGCCAGCAGCGCCTTTTCCAGCGGGGTCAGCTCTGCCAGCCATTCCCGGAAGCTGATTCGCCCCGAGATCAGATCTGCAAGCCTCTGGAGCCCGTCGGCCACATCCCGCAGGAACTGCACGAACTTGTCGCCCACGTAGGCCGCGATCGGCTGTAGGAAGTTGTCCCAGAGCCAGCCGGCCAGGGGCTTCAGCCGCTCCAGCGCGGCCACCACCGCCGAGATGGCGGCGCCCAGCAGGTCAAAGAACGCCGGCAGCGCCTCCGAGATCGTCCACTGCGCCAGGGGCGCCAGGATATTCTCCCAGGCCCAGCCCAGGCCCTCCACGATGAGGTTGACCAACAGATCGATGGATTCCTTCAGCCGGCCGAAACTCTCCTGTAGAGGCCCGAAATCGAGCTTGGAGGTAAAATCGCGGAATTTCTCCAGAAGCGACTGCAGCCAGCCGATGCCCTCGCCCGCCGCCTCCACGCCGGTGTTCATCTCCACGAGCCCGGCGGCAGCGCCGGAAGAGCTGTCTCCGGACGATCCGGAGGAGGCGTCGCTGGTCGCGGCGCTGGTGTCCTTGCTGTTGTCGGCCAGAATGTGCAGCGTGTCAAAACTGGCCTGCTGCAGGTTGTTCTTCGCCGCCTTTCCGGCCTTCTCCGTGGACTTGGCCAGATCGTCCATGCCCTCTGCCGCGTCCTCGGCTGCCGCAGCGGTACCCGGCGGCACATACTGCCATTCCTTGCCGGCTACCTGGCCGCCGAAGACGTTGGCGATCGTCTGCGCCACCTTGTTTGCGACCGTGGCCACGGCCGCGAGGACTGAGGCCACGGCGTTCAGGATCGGCAAAAAGGTCGTGCTGATGGTGCGTACGGCCCTGCCGAAGGTTTCCTTGATATCCCCGAGGGTATTGCTCAGCTGCTTCATGCGCCCCGTGGGCGTAGCTGCGAGGGCTGCGTTCATGCCTCCCACGCTTTGGCCAACGACCTCCGCCAGCATGGCGGCGCGCTCCGCCTCTGTGCCATACTTCAGGACGGCCTCCTGGGCCTCTGTAAAGTAATAACCGTACCGGCTCAGGCCGGAGACCTGCCCAGACATGACCTTGCCCAACATGGTAGCGATTGTTGCCGTCTGTTCGGCGGTCACATTGTAGCCGTACTGCTGCACGGCCATGTTGTTCAAAACGGGGATCAGGGTACGGAGACTATCCGCATATTCCAGATAGGTGGCCAGCTCCTGAGCGCCGGCCAGCTGCACCTCATCTCCGACAATGCCCAGTTCCTGCTGGGCGGCGGTGAGATCCAGGATGCTCTGGATCTCCTCATTCGAGGCGTTCATGGTGTTGCGCATGACCCGCGCAAGCCGCATCTCGCCTTCGACCTGTGTGTCGTAGGCCTCCGCAGCGGCTTTGGAGAAGTTCACCAGAGCTGCAACAGAGATCCCTACGCCCAGAGCGCCGAAGACCTTCTTTAAGCCCGTGGCCGCGGAGCTCATCAGATTGCAGGATCGGCAGACGCTGGTCTGCATCTCCTTCATGGAACCGGCGGCTTTCTTGGATTGTTTGGTGATCGCGCTGAAGTCCGCGCCTGCGCGCACCATCAGGTTTTTTACAACGCCGGCCATATCAGTCCTCCTTCCCTCCGAATAAGGCGTTGAGCGCTTTGACCGTTTCAAACATCTGGTCGTCCGTCATGGCCTCTTTGGGAGTGCGATCCGGGAACGCGGTCTCATACCGCGGCGGGTGCTTGGCCCAAACCATGACCCGGATCAGCGCCGCCAGGTTGAAAATATCGACCTGGCGGCACTCGCGCTCCAGCTTCAGGCGGTCCACATAGGCGTCGGCATAGAGCTTTAGCTCTGCCGGCGTCATATCTTCCCATTCTCGGACGCTGATGCCGAGCCGCGCGGCAAGGCTCAGGCTTTCTCGCCAGTCCCAGCCGCCTTCGGAGGGTTTCCCTCCAGCTGTTCGCTCTCCGATTCAGACTGCGGGAAGGCCGCCTGCGCGGCCTGGCCGACCTTCTCGAAGACCTCCATCAGATCCGTTTCCTCTAGCCAGTCGTCCAGCTGAGCGTTGGTGACGGTGTGATCCTGTACCCACAGCATGGCGTACAGCAGCTCGCAAAGCAGATCATAGCGGTCGAGCGCGTCAGACAGGCGGGACATGGGGATCTTGGTCTGTGTGGTGAAGAACTTCAGGGCCTTGTGGCCGAGCTTCAGGATCCAGAGCTTCCCACCCAGAGCAACGGTGACAAGCGTGTTGTTCTCTTCGGGTCTGTCCATGTGCCCTCCTTACGCCTGGGGCGTAGCGCCGAGGGTAGGCTGGCCGGTGACGGCGAGCGTCGCCTCGAAGCTGACCGCACTGCCGACCTCCGCCCCGGTGCTGAAGCGGATCACGGAAGCGTTGAAGGACCAGGTCTTGCCGATCTTGGGGGGGAAAGTGATGCTGCAGGGGACGGTGGTGCCACTGTTCAGCAGCGTCATGCACTCCTCCTGGCCTTCGTCCTCGCCATCCAGGAAACCGGAAACAGTGACGTCGCCCACGTCCTTGAAGCCAGGCTCCTTCTCACGGTAGCCGGTGGCATTATCCAGGGCGGTGACGTCGATAGTGTCGGCGGTGATCTCGATGCCGTTGATGTTCGTCAGGCCGCCCACGGTCTTGCTGTTGACCTTGAGGGCGGTCCCGATTGCGTTGGATTTGCTCATAAAAGCCTCCTTCTCATAATAGAAAAAGCCGGGGCGGTGTCCGGAATGGACACACGGCCCCGGCCCTTGTTGGCTCTGGCCTCAGAAGAGGCCGTTCAGCCCCTTCAGCTGGTTCAGGATCGGGCGCAGCCCGGTGGGAAGCGGAGCCTCCGTCCCGACCGCGTCCCTGTGGTCGTAGTAATGCAGGGTCAGCGAGTTGAGCGCCAGAGAGTAGAGCGGCGACGGCTCTTCCGGCTCCGGGATACCGGCGTTCCTGAGGTATTCGCCGGCGGCTGCCATCAGCGCCTTGATGGTCTCGTCGTCCTCATCCCCGTCGACCCGCATATAGCTCTTGCAGGCTTGCAGCGCCCGCGCGGCATCTGCCGCCGCCTGGTCTCTCATGGCTTATCAGGCGCCGGTCTTCGAGTAGTACACGAAGCCCTCGTGCTCCACAACATTGCCGCCCAGCTTTACATCGCCGAGAATGGTGTGCATGCGCTCGATGGACTTGACGCTCTCATCCACGCGGATGGAGTAGTCACCGAACAGACCCAGGATGTAGTTCATCGGCGCGCCGTAGATCAGATCGCCGGCGCTCAGGCCGGGAACCAAGACATAGGGAAGCTGCACACCGCCATCGGCGATCACGCCGGTATTGCCGTTGCCGCCGGGCGTGATGGTAAAGAGCCGACGCTTCTCATTGGTTCCGCGCAGACGGCCGATGGCCTTCAGGTCAGCCTTGGTCAGCTGCAGCACGGCGCCGCCGGCCAGCTCGGAGTCGGAACCGTAGGCGAAGTACAGCTCATCCAGGGTGTTCTCATCGATCGCGGTATAGGTGCCAGCTTTGGTGATGGCAGCGCCGGCCTTGTTTTTGGCGGTTTTGATGCCATAGATGGTCTTGGTGCCATCCACAGCGCCGTTAACGATGATCTTCACAGCCTCGCGACGCAGAGCCCGCAGCGCCAGGGAGAGCACCTTTTCGTAGTACCGGGCGGGGCTCAGGTCAGAGATGCTCTTGTCAACGAAATCGGTGACAGAGACCTCCATGGGCACGATCTGCGCGACGCCGAAGGTCGGGCTGGCAGTATTGCCGCGGGCCTGGCCGGACTTGGCGACGGGGTCGTTGACCTCGGCGCCGCTCTCGGTGATCAGATAGGCCTCCTCCCAGCCGCTCAGGCCGGTGTAGTCCTCCACGCGGACCATGTCCAGGATGCTGGAGATCGGCGCGTTGCCGCCTTGGATCTCGCTGCCGGCGCCGGTGGGCTGCACCAGCGCCCCTGTAATGGTCACGCTGTTGCGCAGGCACCGCAGCACCTCGTTCTCGGGGAGGCGGACATCCTTGTGCTGCATCAGCAGGTTGCCGCGCTCCTCGGCCATGTCCCTGGTCTCGGCGGCGGAGGGAGTGGACTCCAGGATCTGCCGCTCCTGCGCCTGCAGGAAATTCTTCACGGTCTCGATCTCTTTGTCCAGATTCGCGACCTTCTCCATCTGGCTGTTGTACTCAGCCTGGTTTCCGGCCTTGTAGGCGGCCTCGGCAGCGTTGAGCGCTGCGGTGCGGTCGTTGGCCAGTGCGATCAGTTTTCTTTTCATGTGGTACCTCCAAAGAAAAAATTGATATATCAGCGGCCACGCCGCAGATATGCAAAAATAAGAAAAGGGCCGGGCGGTGTCCGGGATGGACACGGCTCCGGCCCTCAAGGCTCCGGCCTGCTATTTGGATGTGGGCTCTGATCGACTCTTTCCTCGGATCCAGACAAGGCCCAGAGCCACCAGGGACGCGCCTGCGGTGATGATGCCTGCGGGGATGCAGAGCATCCCTACGCCCACGGAGATCGCGCACAGACCCAGGAGAACGCAGAGAACGGCCATCAGGCACCTCCATTCCCATTGCGCGTCAGTGCCAACTGCGGCCAGAGGCGCAGCGGCACATAATTCAGGGACGCATAGCGTTCATCGCCGCCCTCTACATCCGGCATATCCTCAAGTGCCAGGATGTCGTTGACGGAGAAGCCGCCGATCTCCCGCATGGCCTTGTACCATTCGCCGCGGGTCTTCCAGTCGCCCCGCAGTTCCGCCATCATGTTGCCGCGGATCTCCAGGCCCTTTTCCACGTCCTGGGGCGGCAGAATCTTGTAGGTGAACTCCTGCTCCCACAGCGTGGTATTGGGGTGCAGCGTGCCGACGACGTATTCAATGGCGTTCTGCTCGTTGGAGCTGTAGCTCTGCTTGCCGGCCTGCAGCTTGTAAAGCGGCACACCGAAAAAACGAGCGAGATCCTGCACGCTCAGATCGGACTGCTCCACGAACTGGGCGTCCCGGTTGGAGATACTTAGAGGCTTGTAGTCCAACCCCATGTCCAGCACCGCGATCCGCTGGGCGTTCTGAGGGCCGCTGTGACGCTTTTCCCACTCCCGGCGCACCGCTTCCTTCTTGCTGATCGTCTCGGCATTCCCCGCGGCGTCCCTGACCTCCACATTGCCGCCCAGGTCGCTCTCGGTCTTCAGGATCCCGCTGGGCTGGCCGCCGTTGGCGTAGTAGCTGCTGGCGTATTCCTGCGCCGCCCTGGAGCTGCGGATTACCTCCGCCGCCCGCTCCAAGTAGCTGATGCCCAGGTACCCGTTGCGGGAGTAGGCAATGCCGTGCAGCACGTCCATTCGGCCGCAGCGGATGGTTTCACCTGTATAGGGGTGGATCAGGGTATATACGACCGCACCGGAGGAGTCCAGCGTGACGCTGTACTTTCCCCGCGGGATCGGCACATACTCCAGCGCCTGCATCGTGCCGGGATCCCTGCGGATCCAGGCGATCCCGTTGCCGTTGATCCGTTCCACCTCCAGCTGCTTTTTGGCAACAAAAGGTGTCTGCCAGGGGTTGGGGCGGACGCTCAGCAGCTCACAGGCCGGGTGATCGGTGATCCGCCGCCGGCTGCGGCTGTCGAACACATAAAAGGGCATCTTGGCGATGCTGTCGCTCAGGATCTCGATGCAGCGGTTCACCGTCGACAGCCGCATGGCAGCCTCGGCGTCCGCGCGAATGGGAGAGGATCCGCCGGAGAGACCCAAATCAGACGCCAGGATCGTGTTCTGCGCCCTGGGCGGCCCCAGCAGCGAGGCAAGGCCTCTTTCAATGGCGTTCATGCCCGGCACCTCGCTCTCGCCAGGTCGATAGCGGCCTGAAGCTTCCAATCGGAGGCCATGTGGCTCGCAGATTTAGCGGCGTCGCCGAGCTTGCCGATCGCGTCGGCGGCTGCGTTTACCGCGTCGGCGGCCTTGCTGAGCGCGTGTGCCGCTTCACGAGCAACAGGATGCCCGGGGACCTCCTCCATCGTTCCGGCCCGCACAGCGGCCTCGTAGCGCTCCAGGAGGGCCTGGGGCGTCACGGACAGGCTCGCCACGTTACTGATGACGATACCGCCTGACGCGGTGATCCGCTGTGCGGCGTCCTCATCCGCGTCCAGCAGCCCGTCAACGAGCCCCAGCGCCATGGCGTCCTGTACGGGCATCCAGGTGGAGTTGTCCACCAACTCCTCGAAGCGAGCCCTGGGCGTCTTCCCTGCGGCCTTGATCACGTAGCCGTTGATAATGCTGGCCCGGACCGAGTCCAGGAACTGCACCAGCTCCCGTGCGCCGTCGTTATTCAGGTACCCGCCCCTTGCCGCCGGCTGGTGGATCATCACCTGAGCCACCGGAGAGGCCAGCACCGTATCGCATCCGCTTGTGACAGTTGTGGCCGCGCTGGCCGCCATGGCGATGATGTGCGCCTCAGTGTGGGCGCTGCACGCCTGCAGCAGCCCGAAGATCTCGAAGCCGGCCCAGACGTCTCCGCCCGGGCAGTTGATCTCCACGATCAGATCCTCGCCCTCCGGCAGCTGTTTGATCGCCTCGCGCACCTGCATGGGGCAGCAGTGCGGGATCTCCCAATAGCTGTAGATCCAATCCCATTCATCGCTGATAAGCTCACCGTAAAGCTGTACCGTCATACGCTTCCCTCCTCTGTTTGATAGTGAATATCAACGTCATAGATCCTGCGGTACAGCCCCACCTCCGTCTCCAGAAGGTCGGGACTGTTCTCCTGGATCGTAACATCCTCGATGAAAATGGCGTCAGCGTCCCCTTCATGCGGAACCGGGGCGGTTTCAATCAGCATAAAGCGGTGGCCGCGCAGCCTCAGGATTGCCCGGCGGATCTGATCGCCCAGGACGGAAAGATCCTCGTAGCGTGCGGTCACGAGATGCAGGGCGAAGGATGCCTGCTGCAGCCCCGTGCCGCCGTCGAGGGCCTGTTCCTCTTCGCAGCTGCGCCGGATATAAAACGTGAAGGGCGGCGCCGCGTTCTTCGCGGGACCCAGCGCATAGACCTGCGCGCCTGACGGACCGCTGAGAAAGTCCAGCTTCTCCAGCTCATACACGAAGACGCGCTCCGGCGTCAATCTTGGGTCCATATCTTAGTCGCCTCCTTGATGAGTGTGTCCGCCATAGTGTTCTTGACCGTCGGCTCAGCCTTCTGGGCGCCACGCTGCATGAAGTGCTGGCCGGCGACCTTTTGACTTCCCCAGCCCTGCACGGTCTGCTTTACCTGCTTCCGGTGTCCGCGGACGCTGTCCCGCTCGTTGTCTGACTCGCGGGAGAAAGTGCGGTATTCGATCCCGCCGCCCTTCTTTCTGGCCAGGAAGCCGTACTCGATCGAATTGGGATAATAGGCGTGGGAGGCATGCTTGCCGCCCAGAACGCCGGGGTTCTGGATCGGCTTCTGAAAGTCGGAATTCATCTTGGGATTGAAGGTCAGCTCATAGACCTTCCTTCCTTTGAGCCTGGTTTTCTCGCCCTTCCGGTAAAGCCCACGCTTGAGCTTGCCGGTTCTCCCAACAGGCACAAGCTTCCGGACCTCGCGACGGACGACGGTCAGACCCTTGGAGGCCGCCTTGGTGGCCGCCTTCTGCGGAACGCCGCCCATGCGTTGCATGGTCTTCTCAAATTTCCGCAGGTCACGGGTGTCGAAGCTCAGCTCCTGCCTCATCGCACAAGCTCCTTGACCTTGATCTGCAGCTGTTCGTGACGGTTTTCCCAGTCGATGATCGCGATGATCCGGAAGATCCTGGTGCCCAGGATGATCCGCATCTCATTCTCAAGCCCGGCGCGGTACCGGCAGCCGATGTTGTGGGTCACTTCGCTTTCGTGCTGCTCCGCCGCGTAGAACTCGCGGCCGGCGATCGGCTTCAGAGAGGCCCACGCATAGGCGAAATCCCGCCAGTTTGCCGCATCCATATACTGCAGATCGCCCAGGTTGTCCCGGGCCCCGTTGAACTTCTGGAAGGTGATGTGGTTTCGCATCTCGCCAGCGTCGTACATGGTTCCTCCTGTGTCCGGAACGGACACGTCACATGCTCCAGCTGCCGTCTGCGATCCGGTCGGGCAGCGTGGGGTTATTTTTTCGCACCAGAGCCCGGGCCAGCGCGTTCATGATCGCTGCCAGGGGGTCGATGCGTTCGGTGTCGTCTTTATGCTTCTTGGAAAGCTTGATGTCCTCGTAGTTGTTTTTGATCTCAACGGCGTTGGCCATGCACCAGAGTAGCAGGGGATTGTACTCGATCACAAGCTTGTCGGCGAGCAGCAGCTCCCGGAAGCCCTTGCAGGCCAGATTCTGCCCGGCGCAGGTCTGTGAGATCTCCACGCACAGATCTTCGTTGTTGTACTTTTCGCACAGGCTGATCGCCAGATCCGTGGCATTGTGGCCGTCATAGCAGATCTCCGTCACCTTCCAGCGGTGTTGGAGGATCCCGGCCTCGATCCAGCTGGCCACGTAGCTGTTATCGGTTACATCGCCAGGCGTCAGGGTGCAGTAGCCGTCCTTCGCCCAGGCGGTATAGGGGACGCGATCGGAGTGCTCGTGCCGGGTCGCGGCGTTCTCCGGCAGAAAGCCCTGCGCCTTGACAGCCACCCGGCCGTCCGGAAGCAGGAATACCGCTCCGGCGCCGCTCAGGTCGATCCGCTTTCCCAGATCGAAGCCTGCCCAGCATTCCAACCCGTCAGTGAGGGTTGCAAAGGCTTCCGGGGGGATCATGGCCGCCCTGGCCAGCTCCATGCAGCGCTCGTTCAGGTAGCGATTGACCGCGCCTGTCTGCCACATGCACATGCGGCGGGTTAGAAACTGCCGGATCTTGTCCGGATCGTTGCTGCCGTAGGCGGCAGTGTATTCGTCGTTGATCTCCTTCAGGAGATAGCGGCTGTACTCGTTGGGATAGCGGAGGCAGGGGTTTGCCATGACCCAGAGGGCCTTATTGTGAGGATCCGCGCCGTCCGGCAGCTCCCGGATCATCACGAAGTACGCCTCATCGGCCACGTCGCCGTCCAGGACGCGCTTTGCGTACTGTTCTTCACGGTAGCAGGGCTTGGACTGGGCGTCGTCGCCGGCCGTTGTGATCACATCCAGCAGCGCCTGGGCACGCTTGCCGAAGCTGTTCACGCCCAGCTCATATATGTCGGAGACCTTATGGGCATGATATTCGTCGACGACAAAGTAAGACGGAGCGCCGGAGTCCTTGTTCTTGGTGTCCTTGCTCAGGGCCATCATGAAGCCGCCCAGCGTCTTGTGGGTGACCGGGTTGGCCTTGGGGATCCGGAGCCGCTTGCGGATCTTCGGGGAGGCCTCGGCGATCTTCTTGGCGTCACCGAAGACGCGCTGCGCCTGGCCCTTATCGACGGCTGCACAGAGAACCTCGGGCTCGTGCTCAAAGCTCGCCAGCTCCGGCCGGTACGGCGGATAAATGGCGTCGCCGCACATGTGATACAGACACTGGCCGGATTTCTCGGTGGACTTGAAGTTCCCTCGGGCGCGCTTGTTGTAGGTCTTAGAGAAACGCCTGGCGCCGGTGTCCATCTCCACCCAGCCGTAGGTGCAGCCCAGGTCGAAGATCTGCCAGGGCTGCAGCTGAATGGGCTGTCCGGCCTCCACGCCGCGGGTCTGGATGCACTGGCTGAACCAGCGGATAATCCGGTCGGCGCGGGTCGTGTCGAACACATAGGGGAACTCCGGGGTGCCCTGGCGCTTCAGGTCGTCCAGGTGCCGCTGACATGCCTTGATCTCATACGGGCAGCACTGGTCATGGAGCTTGCCCTGGGTGACCTGCTTGGCATAGACGCTGACAGGATGGTGCAGCCCGCTCTTCCAGCGCTCCATCATCCGAACAAATCCGCGTCCGGATCGTCCTCTTCCTGCTCTGCCAGCTTCCTGGCGAGCCGCGCCCGGCCGTCTGGCGTCAGGCCCAGCTTGGTGGCATAGGCCAGAATCCCTACCTCCAGCGCCTGCATCTCAGAGCTGATGGAGACCAGGAGCTTCAGGTCAGTCTTGGAAAGCTCCTCGCCGCCGTCCGCGGCTTTGCGGAGCCTGGTATAAGCCGCCTGGGCCTCGATCCAGCGTACCATCTTGGAGCAGTAGAGCCCCAGCACGTCGGAGTCCAGGCAATCCAGGATCTCGTAGTCCTTCATGTCCGCCAGGACCCGGTCCCAGATCTTGCGCTCCGGCGTCTTGGACTTGATGAAAGAGGGCGGCTTCGTAGGGAAGCGGGTCGGCATCACGCCGGCCTCGGCGCTCTGCCTGGCCTCAATCTCCGACCGGGTCAGGTGCTTGCTCATGTTGTCAAGGGTCTTGGCCTTTGTCGGCATCCTGCTCACTCCTTCCCAGTGTCCAACCCGGACACATCGCTGCCCCTCCGCCGCTGCCACCAGATTTCCGCTCCGCGATCGGGGAATTTTTCTCGCAGACGAGGCGACACGGGGCATCAGGAGGGCGGGTTCAAAACTTTTTGACCCCCGGGGAGGGTCTGCGACCATAGCCGCGCCTGCGCGTCCCCGAGCACCAGGCGCCGCTCACCTGCACACGCCCGGCCGCGCCGGCGTAGCTTCCCCGCGAAAAGGACGGTCAGATCTGGCCAAATTCTCGCCGATCCTGCGCCTGCTCTCGGGCGGTCTTCTGGTCGTGGTGATGCTTGCACAGGCTCTGGTGGTTGCCAGCGTCCACGAACAGCGCCCAGTCGCCCCGGTGCGGAATGACGTGGTCGACCACCGTTGCCCTGGTGCGTATGCCCTGGCGGGCGCACTCCCGGCAGAAGGGCTCCCGCAGCAGTTGTGCCGGGCGCAGCCTGTCCGTCCAGATCGGCAGGTTGTACCAGCCGTGGTACTCTGCGCTCACGCGCCTGCGGTGCGGCGGCCGATGCCTGGGGCACCAGCCCTCGCGGGTCAGCTCTGGGCAGCCGGCGTGTTTACATGGCTTCAGCGGCTTTTGTGCCATCGGGCTATCACCTCCGAGGAAACGCAAAAGAGCCGGAGCCAGCAGCCTCTCGCAACACTTGCGATGGCTTACTGGCTCCGGCTCTCATAGCACTGGCCCTGGTGGATCGTGAGGAAGACCTCGGTCTTGCAGTCCCTGCAGAACACTCCGACGCGCTCTGCGCTCTCGTCGGGTGAGATGCGCTTGAGGCGCTTGTTCCGCCGGCAGTTCGGGCACGTGATCCACCCGTCCTGAACTGGTATCATCTTACCATATTTTCCTTGCGCTTTCAAGGGCTTGGGCCTCCTTTTGTCTTAGAAATAATATGCTTACCAAGTCAGAAAAATTTAATAAAAAGCTTACCTTTTCTTGGGCTTGCCGCGGCGCTTGGCCCTGTGTTTGGGTGTAGAGTCCCAGCCCGGCACCAGGTACTTGATTACCCGGGAGCTGCAGTGCACATCCCGGTAGGAGCTGACCTGCAGCTCCAGCGCGCCCTTAGGCACCTGCACCTGTTCGTCGTTCTCCACGCGGATAGTGTCCACCTCCGGGTGTTTTGCGTTGCGGGTGTAGCTCCAGCTGCGTTGGCCTGGCTTGTCGCGGGATTCCTTGCACATATAACGGGCGATCGCCTCGAAGGTGTGCTCCTTGTCCAGCTTCAGCGGCCGGATCTCGATATTACTTCCGTAGATCCAGCACTTCCGGATCAGATCATAGTCTGCGCCGGTGGCGTTGAGGACAAAGTGGTGGTGCCAGCGCTTATGCTGGAAGTAGTCCTCGTGCTCGTGCTTGTGCTCGGCGTTCCAGTGAACGACGGCCTCCTGGCCGCGTTTCTTCCGCTCCGCCTGCAGGCAGGCCCGGAAGTATTTGAACCGGAGCTCCGCTTCCTTCCTGGACTTCGGAAGGTGCGCATCGTCATAGGTGACGGTCACCCAGAGATCTCCCGGCCCATAGTTCGCAGCCAACTGCAGCTCCAGCTTCTGCCAGCTATAGACGGCATTCATATGCTTCTGCGCTTCGCTCGACGCCTTGTGCTTGGCTGCACGGACTCGGTCATCATCCCGCCGATCAGCGCGGGGGTAGATCGCTTCGATCACCAGCAGACCGGCTGTGATGATCTTCTTGGTTTTGTTCTTTGCCACGGTCTGAATCTCCAATCGCAGACCGCAGCCTCCGGGGCCTCCGTCCTCTGTTATGTGTCCTTAGTGTTGTGTTTTATCTTAAACCAACCTCTCGCAAAAAATCAACGCCGGATGTTGACCGTCACAAAAGATCGACGATTGCCCAGGGCTGCTGGCCGGGGGCATCAACAAAATCAAAGTCGCCCTGCATCCGGTGGGAGGAGGTTGCATCGGACGCTGTCCAATAGGCTCCTTCCAGCTTGGGCCTGTCGCCGTAGGCGTACAGCTTGCCGTCCGCATCCCGGGCCATCCAGCTGAAGCCCAGCGCATAGAGGTGCTGCAGCTCTGCCTCCTCATCCGGCGTCAGTCTGGGAACCGTGGTCGCCCGCGGATCCGCGATCAGACCGGCCGCGATTAGATCCTCCTGCGCGTCTTCAATGCTGCAGCCCAGCAAGATCCTGGCCGCCACACCGCGCAAGAGCACCGCAGCCTCGCCGTATGTCTCCGGATAGATCCCCACAACCTTCTCCGGGTCATACCATCCATCCCCGATTTTTACCAGCATTTGCGTTTACCTCCTTCCGCCGTCCGTGGCCATCACCGCGATGATGATCAGCACAGTAAAACCGGCGACAAATCCAAACAAAAATGCAGCGAGCGTTGTCATGGTTGCTGTCTCCTTTCCGCGGTCTTCTCCCGCTTCTTCTGCAGGCAGCGCGCACAGAGCGCGCCGCCTGCCATGGTGCGGCTGTCCTTGGACTTACAGACGGTGCAGCAGTGCAGCCGCTTCAGCATGTCATACCGTTCGTTTCGATAAACGCGATTGTTCATGACTTACGCCTCCTCTGCCGGGCATCATACAGCTCGGCCATACGGGTCATGACCAGCCAGGCAGTTATGGGTTCCAGACCGACCTGGATCATGGCGTCAAGAAAGTCTTTCATGGTCTGTTGCACTTCGGGATCCCCGCGGCAGAGCGTCCGGATCAGCTGCAGAACAGACTTGCGCTGCGCCTCCAGCAGCTTGGCCTTGGCGCTGGTCATGCGTCATGCTCCTGGCTGCGCCCCGGTCCCGGAACCGTGATGACGCCGATGATCGCCTCGGTGCCCATCTGCGCCTTCAGGCCTTCGACGAGCTCCTTCACATGGTTAGGGAGGGATGCCATCACGGCATCAAGGCACGAGCTCATGCATGCGATCAGCAGCGGGAGGTCTGATGGCTGGACGGAGTCGATAACCGTCCGCAGCGCGCCGAACATCACATCGCAGCCTTCCTTCATGATCTTGTTGTACACGTCCTTGTCTCCAAACCGCAAGGCGCCCTTCGCGCACTTCATAAAGCTGAGGGGGATTCGATTCATGGCGAAGCCTCCTCTCCTGTGAGATGCGTCCGGAGCTCCTCCGGGGTGATCTCGATGGCGTCCTCGCCGGGGTGGTAGATCCAGTCGGCGATGCCGAGCACACTGGCGAAGCCGTAGATCAGGATCGAGAAGTAGGTCAGCTCCTCCGGCGTCTTGCCGGCGATCACCTGCCCGCAGCAGGGGCAGGTGTCTCCATTGTGAAATCGGTAGATCTTCATGTACCTGCCTCCCTCCTGCGGGCGACAGAAATGATCGTCGGCGAGAAGAAACCGCGCATACCATCCATGGCCGTCTGTAAGGGCTCCGGGGTCAAGGTCCGCATCGATGCGGCCAGATCCTCCAGGACCACGACCATCATGGCGTAGTCATCCGGCGGGACATCCCGCACCACGGCGGATAGGCGGGAGGCGTAGTCTTGCATGCCTTCCTTGACGATTTTTGGGAAGTCCTGTGGTGTGCCGCGGCTTACACGGCGCAGATAGCTTTCAGTCATATCACGCACCTCCTATTCCTCAGGCAGCGGGTACCAGCGCAGAACTGGCGCCGAGAAAGTGGCGTCCATGTGGTAGAAGTGCCAGCCAGCGTCATCCAGCCACCGGGCCGGCTGCCGTTTGACTTCTTTGCCGCACTGGATCTCGCACCAGTACGCCCCCTCCTTCTCCGGGGTACCCGTCTGCCAGGCCGGGCCTTGGTCTGGCTTGATCTGGGCGGCCAGCTGCAGGGCGATGGTCGAGAGCATGTCGTAGACCTCCGTCCAGGTCCGGAAGATCGGGGCCTTGCGATACATGAAAAAGCTCAGGCCCTTGGGGCTGCCTTCATAGCCGGGCGTCTTGTCATAGGCCGAGGCGTAGCTGTGGCGCAGGCGCTGCTTGAGCGCCTCGATCCCCGCCTGGCGGGAAAAGTTGAAGCGCGGCATCTGGTCGATGAAGAACATGGCGCGGATCACCAGCATCCGGAAAAACTCCGCGTCCTCCCGGGCGCGCTCGGCCAGGTACTCGTCGGCGTTGTAGCTTCTGGCGGGCTCTGGCGCGACGGGTGCGTCCGCCTTCGGCGGCGCCTTGCGGCGGTTGATCGCCTCCTCCAGCTGGGCCTCGGTCAGCTCCTTGAGCTTGCCGCCATAGGTGCGGAAGACGCCCGTCTGGATCTCGGCCGGCTCCTGGCTGAGCCGATAGGCGGCGGTGACCGGCAGCGCGCCGGAGTTGAAGAAGGGCAGCAGGGAGCTGGCCAGGTTGTGCTGGATCGCCTGCAGCCGCGCGACCTTGGTGCGGCTCATGCCGGAGAGCTTGGCCAGCCAGTCGCGATGCCGGCCGTCGAACTTGTAGCCCTCTTTCTCCAGGCGGCGGATGCAGTCCGACAGGCGCTCCAGCTGCTGGATCTCGTCGGCGGGTGTCAGCTTGCGGTTGTCGGAGTTTCCGAGAATCAGATGGAACTCCCGCAGCGCCGTGGAGATAGCCTCCCGGTCGACGATGCAGGGCACGCCGTTGGGGAAGGCGCCGGGGTTACGTTTGAGGATCAGCCCAATAGCTGCGTGCCGGCGGTGGCCGGACACGATGCCGAAGGCCGTCTCGCTCAGCTGCCGCACGCGCGGCGGCTGCTGCAGGCCCACCAGCTCGATGTTGCGGGCCAGCTCCTCGATCCCGTCCATGCTGTACCCGTTGTGCGGGTCGGGGATCAGCGAGGCGTAGGGCAGGTAGCGGATCTGGTCGAGGCCGGTGTCCGGAGTGGACACATCCTTGAGGATATCAGCGATATCAAAGCCCATCTCAATACCTCCCTTCTGCGATCCGGGACGCAAAGCTCCGGTAGTCATGGCAGGCGCCGGACTTGGGGCTGGAGATGTACAGTGGCTCCTGCCGGTAGGTCATGGTGTCCACCATCGTACTGCGCCGGATCCGGGAAAACAGAGTCAGGCCGCTTTCCTGCAGCTTCTGCAGGGCGCGGTTGTTATCCTCGGACTTGTACCACATCACCGGCAGCACACCGGCCACCCGCAGGGCGGGGTTAATGCTGCGCATGTTGTAGATCTGCCGCATAAGGTTTCCCATGCCGCGCAGGGCGAAGGCGTCCAACTTGATTGGGATGATTACTTCATCCGCTGCCAGCAGCGCCGCGGCAGCCGCCGCGTTGAAGGCTGGCGGGCAGTCGATCAGTATATAGTCATAGCCGCTGCGTTCCAGCTCCGGCCGCAGATCCCGCAGGCAGGTAACATAGGCGCTGCCCTCCTCCACCTTGCTGAGATCCAGATCCATCAGACTGTCGTCCGCGGGTAGCAGATCCACTGCGGGGATCGTGCTGGCGCGGATGGCCTGCATGGAGGCCTCAAGGTTGAGGGAGAACTTGGTGCGCTCAGCCTTGGGCATACGCAGCAGCGTGGCCAGGCTGTGCCCCTCCCGGACAATGCTTCCGCCGAGAAATTCCGTGGCGTTGCATTGGCTGTCAGCGTCCACAACAAGGATGCGCTTGCCGTGGTAGTGGGCCAGATCCGCCGCCAGATTGACGACGGTGGTGGTTTTCGCAACCCCTCCCTTGAGGTTGCAGATGGCGATTGTCTTCATGTCTTCGTGTTCTACCTCCTGTTTTGTTATCTGTGAAAGCCGTGCTTGGTGGCCAGAGTCGCGCTGGCCGGCTCTTCTACGGGGATCGGAAAGCACTCGTGCTGCGCTCTGCCCTTCAGCAGATAGCGCACGCGGAACCAGTTCCCGCGCCGGTTGATCTGGACGATCTCGCCGGTCACCTTCGTGGGGGAATTGAGCGTCAGCATGGGAGACGCCTCGTTGGCGAGGAATGCGTGGGGAATGAATGTGTAGCTGTCGCCGACTTCCAATCGGTCTCTCTCCTTTCCGTGTCCGGACTGGACACCTAAAACGGCAGGTCTCCGCCGGCGCCGTCCGGAAGGTCTTCCAGACGACCTTGACCGTTGATCTGCTCGTCGTCCTCGTCCTTTGGAGGCTTTTTCTTTTTGCCGGGCTTCTCCGCCTCCGGATCCCGGTACGCAAAGCGCATGTGCCTTGGATCGAAGGTCAGGAAGAAGTTGCCCGTCGGGCCGTCCTTGTTCTTGTCGATGATCAGCACGCGGTCGCTGGCCCGGTTCTGGGGAAACTCCAGATCCAGCAGCAGGATGGTCTCTCCATCCTGGAGCAGCTGCTTGCTCTCGCGCAGATCCTGCATGCAGATCCAGCGGCGGCTCTTGTCCTCCTTCAGCGGCGGAAGCGTCACCTGGCTCAGCGCAATGATCGTAACGCCCAGCTCCTGGCACATTGCGTGCAAGTCCATGCTCACCTGCGTGACCACATCCTTGCGCTCGGGGCCTGGCCCAGGCACCAACTGTACGTAGTCCAGGAAGACCACCTCGTAGCGGTGGGACAGGACATCCAGCCGGAGATCTGCCGCGGTCATGCGGGCGCTCTCGATCAAGTCGAAGGGATAGAGCTCAGAGCGCGCCCCCGCATCCGTGATCCGGAGGAAATCCGTACCGGAAAGTTTTTTCTCCTTGATCCGTTGCAGATCGACGTCGGCGTCGTTGGCCACCATGCGGTCACCTGCGTGCTCTTCGTTGGTCTCATAGCTGTAAAAGCCTACCCGCTTGCCATGCTTGGCCACAGACAGACCCAACTGCAGGGCGAAGGCCGTCTTGCCGACGCTGGAATAGGCGCCCAGGATCACGAAATCGCCCTTGCTCACGTGCACCCTCTTGTTGAGCACCGGGATCCCGAAATCCAGGTAGTCCCGCGGGGTGTTGGAGTTCTGCCGATCCAGGAATCGGTGGATCAGCTCGGTATACTGATAGCGCTTGATTCGGGAGCCGGACGTGACCAGGAGCATGGCAGCGTCCGCCAGCAGCTGCCGGGCCTGGGAAAGATCCATGTGCTCACTGCTGCCGATCCGCCAGCAGGCCTGCTGGATCGCGCGGAGCTGGCTGGAGTCCCGGAGGATCCGGGCATATTCCTCGCAGTTGGCCGCCGTGGGCGTCAGGCGCATCATGTCGGACAAGGTCGGGCCGTAGGCGTCGGAGCCCAGCTCGGCCAGTACGGTGACCGGGTCGATGGTCTTGTTTGCTAAGTACAGGCTGCGGAAGGCCTCGAAGATATGTCTGTTGGTGGCGTCCGGAAAGTCGTCCGGCTCCAGCTGGGACATGAGAACCGGGATGCAGCGTGGGTCGATCAGCATGGAGCCAATGACAGCAGTCTGGGCGGAGAGCTCTACGTCCACAGCTCATACCCTCCGTTCTCCTCAGGGCCGCTTCCCTCGCCAGGACGGTCCTGCTCCCTGTACCCTTCATCCCCCGGCTCCAGAGCAAAGAGCCCGCGCCAGGATCGGTCGGTCGCCTTTTTGAGCATCCCAAGCATATAGGCCCGGTCGCCCATGGAGAGGCGCTCCAGTGTGGCGCAGGCCCGGGTCACCGTTGCCACGGTGGTCACGGCCCGCTTGATCCGGTGACGCATCTCTGCATAGTCCATCCATGCCCGGGTCATCTCCGAGTCGTCACCGCACCAATCTCCAATCGCACAAAACACGTCCATCGGCATCCAAGCTGGTGGGGATATAGGGGTATATTTTAATTTATTATTTTCTACAATGTGTACTCCGGATTTTTTTCCGGGGCTCCCCCGGAAATTTTTCCGGGGCCCACCCCCCGATTTTTTTCCGGGGCCCACCCCCGGAAATTTTTCCGGGGGTTCAAGAAACTCGAACGCTCGCTGCGTGGTGAAGATGTGCCGCTTATGTTCGTTGTCCTGGTGCTGGTCGATCTGAACGATGACGTACCCGGCAGCCTCCAGCTTCTTGATCAGGCCGGCAACGCTGTCAGGCTTCAGCTGGAACTTATCAGCAAACCACTTGTTGGAGGCGAAGCAGTAGCCGTACACATTTGTCTTAGCTGCGATCTCCCCGAAGATCAGCTTCGCGCTGGGAGGGATCTGCGGGTCATAGCGCACCCGGGCTGGGATAATCGCCCACTGGGACGTGAACTCTAATTCATTGTCAATGTTGACCACCTCCTTGCAATTTCGGCAGTGGCGTGGTAAGATGCTTTTGTCTTCGTGGTCTACCATAGATCACGGGGCCTCGACGTGGTCGCGCACGGCGGGGCCCTTTTTTTATGCCTTTTCTGCGGGTACAAGCGGAGCAAGCGCAAGCTCCGCCTCAGCGCGGCTGCAGAACATGTTTTTACCTAATTCCTCCCACGGGATCAGGTCGCCCATGTCGTCGGGATTGTCCGCATCGGCCGGGATCGTGAAGCCCTCAAATCCCACACCGGTGACGCGGGCGGAGTCAATGCCGGCCTCGCCGACTTTATCAAGATCCTCAAAGACCATATAGACCGTATCGCCCAACTGCAGGGGAAATTCGCTATAAGCCTTCGCGATCTTCACGCAGGACAGATCCTGGTTTAGGACCGATTTGATCACCTGCGGCGTCAGATCGGTTTCTTCGTAGGCCTTGAGCCGTTCCCGCAGTTCTGCAAAGGCCCAGCCGGCGGAATAGAGCAGCGCAATCAGGCCGTCCGCTGTGTCAACGCCATAGAACAGCATGTCAAACAGCGCATCGGAAAGCTCCTGATCGCTTGATCCATCTACATCAATTTCATTGGATCGAAGGATCCTTCGCATAAAGTCGCAGAGGGACACGTCCGGGCAATTCGGCTCCTGGCCGCCTCTGCGCACCCAAGCTTGCCCGTCCTTTACAAAGAACAGGTTCAGCGCAGTCTCCGTATTGTTCTGCGGGTTGTCATTCGTCAGTCGTTTCATGTTGCCGTCTCCTTCGGTTTCTCGCAGCGCTCAAACTCGATTACCCACACCCAGGGGTTGGCCGCCCAGCCGTATTTCCCGATGTCTGTTGGTTTTAATGTGTGCGTCCAGAGATCCGCAAAAGCTCCACGTGGGTAATCATAAAGGTGGATTTTGGCTTCATTCCAATTTGAGTATCTGCTGTAAGCTGACTCGCCCATCCCAACGTAATAGCCGCAAATGCCTTCATGCTCTGCTCCTTCATCGGTGATCTCCTGCAGGCGCTCCACGCGCACATCGGTCACACGCAGGAACAGTCTCGCCGCTTTCTTCGGCATATGAATAGATGGACGCCACGGCGATCCGAAAGTAACATTTTCATAAGCCGGATTCGCTTTATAGAGATAAGTCGGTTTGCGGTCTGCGGTCTCCTTTTTCATGAATGTCTCCCGGACATACAGGACATTTCCCGGAAGATACGGCGGAGTATAGATTCGGTGATCATCTGGACCAGGGCTCTCTATAGACATGTCCATGGCGTGCCGCTTGTCCCCGTTAAGCTCAAGTCTTGCATTTCGTGGGGGTTGCGGCTTCACCAGCCTGCGCGTCTCCTTTTTCCTGCCTTCCAGGGTCGCCAGCACCATCTCGGTATTGAACAGGATAGGCTTCAGTGTCATGGCTCACACCTCCCGCTTCTCGAGGTCTGGAGCAGTTGCTCACACTCGCGGATTGTCGTAGGCAACTCAAGGCACTGCTGCTGATCGTAGCAGCGGCACATCAGGCTGCCGATCACTGCGCCAGAGATCATCAGCAGCGAGGTCTCAATCAAAATAATCCAGGCCATATCACACCACCTTCATGCCCGGGATATAGCGCAGCTGCGGGGGCAGCTCATCGGGTGGGATACTGCGTGGTTTCCGGGGTGCCGCATGGCGCTTGCAGCGCTTCCGGGGTTCCGGCATCGGCACCGGGTGTTTGTCTACGCCGCAGGTGGACAGATACTGCAGCAGATCATCCTCCAAAAAGCGGATCTGCCCACGAACCCGCAGACACTGCAGATTTCCGTCCGCCACGATCCGATCCAGCGTACTGCTGGAGATGGCCAGCAGCTCGCAGACCTCGTTCTTTGTCAGCAGCTTTTTCATTGGGCGGCCTCCTCCGGATTGGTGTACAGCTCCTCGATGGAGCAGCGGCACATCTCCGCCAGTGCCGGCAGGATGTTGGCGCTGGGCCAGCGCCGGCCGGCTTCCCAGTCCGCGTAGGATTGGCGGGACACGCCCAGGTACCGCGCTGCAGAGGCCTGGGTTAGTCGCCTGGCCTCCCTTCGCGGCCGCAGCCCGTGCAGCATTGTCGCGGATGCAGCACAGGGCGGCGGGGCAACGGTGCTTACGATTGTCTTCATGGTCGTTCTCCTTTAGTTGGTATTGCAGAAGTCTCCGCGGGGATCTCCGGGATCCGCGCAGATGATCGTCACGCCCTGGGCATAGCGCAGCTGCATGGCCGCTTGGACAATGGCCTGCAGCTCCCCCAGGATCTCCTGAAAAGTCTTGGCCTGCTCTCCTTCATCCACCCGGCCGTTGCTGCTGATCCACATCAGATCCTCAGGCCGGTGCTTGGCCTCGAACTCCTGCATCCGGTACAGCAGCTGCACCACGGCCTGGGCCAGGGGAAGCTGCTCAACCTCCGGGAGCAGGCCCCGGGCCAGCGCGGTGGTGGCACGCAGGTGCTCCACGGCCAGGGTGTTGGAGGAATACAGATCGCACATCAGCGTGACCTTATCATCCGGCGGGATCGTGATCCCCGCCTCCCAGTTCGCCAGGGTCCGCACGGCGCAGCCCAGCAGCTCCGCTGCCTTTTCCTGGGTCATTCCTGCAGCGCGGCGGTGTCTGGCGTACATGGTTCGGTAGTCGTCGTTCATGGTTTTTCACCTCGCTCTCGCCGTATAATAGGGTCAGGATCTGACAGATGGCCTTCTCCCGTTGGGGGCGCAGCTTAGCGGTTCTTCGCCGCTGCAGCGGTGTCCATTCCGGACACTGCCGAGCACCCATCACTGCGCGGGTGCTTGAAGGAGCACAGGAGAGAAAGGCATGGGTGGTGAGGGTCGGCAGGACTCGAACCTGCAAGGACACTGGATCCCAGGGCAAGAGGAGCTTCAGCCTTTCAGCCTTGCTCTCTGGCGGCCGCCGTTTGCTCTGCAGCTTTTCCATTTGCTCACGGCCCTCATGTTGAAAACTTATGTTCGCCATATTGGCGAGTACAAGCATACAATAATCGCCCCTATGGCGAATGTCAAGAAAATCTTACACTTCAATTAGACAATTCGGCGAATTTGATGAAAACCGATCATCGGTATTGTATAATTTCAACAGCTTCACCAAAGGAGCGTGAAATATGAATCGGATCAAAGAACTCAGAGAAGGCCAAGGGTGGCTGCAACGTGATCTTGAGCAGAAACTCAACCTCGGACGTGGCAATATCTCGAAATATGAAAAAGAGGATCGCAGTCTTTCCCCTGAGCTGATCGGCAAGCTCTGTGACACCTTTGGTGTCACTGCTGATTATCTATTGGGTAGATCTAACACGCCCACCGTCTATTTGACAGACGAAGAGGCTGAGCTCCTGCGAGCCTATCGCGCTGCCAGTGAGGACGCAAAGGCCGTGGTCAATCTTACGCTCAAGCCCTACATGGGAAACGCCGATCGCAAAGACGCGGTGTCATAATAAACTTCAAGACCCGGCGGGTGATCCATCCGGGTCTTGATGATACTTAAAGAGTTATATTAAAACCGTAAATTAATCATTGCATAAAACGGTCTGAGGAGAAAGAGATATGAGCAAGTGGCTGAAAGTCCTGCGCATTGTCGCAACTGTTTTGTTGGGTTCGTTTATTCTTACATGTTTGCTCGGGGTGTTCTATAGCAATGCGCCCGTCCTGTTTCTTGTGCTGATCGCCCTCGCCGCCTTTGGGATCTTCGCCATGTATTATTTCCCCTCAGACCGCGCGAAGATGAGCAAGGAGGAGCGGCAGGCGCTGCGGGAGGCAACAAAGGATTTTCAGACCGCACAGGCCGAGGCGGCAAGGCTCCGGATGGAGGCCCAGCAGATCCGGGAGAGCGCAGAGGCCGACGCCGCGCGCATTCGCACCGAGGCAGCTGCAGCCGCAGCCCAGGAGAGAGCAGCTGCCCAAACATGGGCGGATAGCGAACGCAACGAGGCTAAAGCAGTTAGCCAACGCGCATCCCAGAAGCTGCAGGAGGCCGAAGCACAGGCGAGTACCACAATAGCCAACGCGAATGATGAAGCTGCTCGGATCATTGAAAGAGCCCGAAAAAACGCCGAGGAAATTGCGGGAGAAGCCTATGAGGCACGCGGTAAGGCTGAGGAGTATCGTAAGACCGCCGAAGCCATGCGAAATGTCATTGAGGGTTATGGCACCCAGTATCTGAAGCCGAGCTACTCTCTGCTGGATGAGTTGGCAGAAGACTTCTCCTTCACCGAGGCCGGACAAAAGCTGAAAGCAGCCCGGGAAACCTCCGCTCGGATGGTACGCCTTGGTTACGCTGCGAAATGCGATTATGTAGAAGCAAATCGCAGGGACACCGCGATTGCTTTTGTTGTGGACGCCTTCAACGGTAAGGTGGATTCCATTCTCTCTAAAACGAAGAAGGACAACTATGGAACATTGGAGCAGCGGATCCGGGACGCCTACCAGATCGTGAACCACAACGGAAAAGCCTTCCGTAACGCTGTGATCACCCCTGAGTATCTGGACGCCCGCCTGGAAGAACTGAAGTGGGCCTGCACGGTCAGCGAACTGAAAGCTAAGGATCAGGAGGAGCAGCGCCGCATCCGCGAGAGGATGCGCGAGGAGGAGCGTGCCCGGCGCGAGTATGAACGCGCCCAGAAGGAGGCAGCCAAGGAAGAGGAGATGCTGCGCAAGGCCATGGTCAAGGCGGAGGCCGCCCTGAAATATGCCGCCGACGCCGAGCGAGCCAAGTATGAGGAGCGTCTGGAAGATCTTCGCGCTCAGCTTGCAGAGGCAGAAGCAAAGGGACAGCGTGCGCTCTCTATGGCGCAGCAGACCCGCAGGGGAAATGTGTATGTGATCTCCAATATCGGCGCCTTCGGTGAAAACGTCTATAAGGTTGGTATGACCAGAAGGCTGGATCCGCTGGATCGTGTACGGGAGCTGGGGGACGCCTCCGTGCCGTTCCCCTTCGATGTTCATGCCATCATTGAAAGTGACGACGCCCCGACGCTGGAGGCTCAACTGCATCAGGCGCTGGCGCTGGCCCAGATGAACAAGGTCAACCCGAGAAAGGAGTTCTTCAAGGTTCCGCTCAGCACGATCAAAGCCTTGGTCGATGCGAAGGGGCTGCAGACCACATGGACGCTTAAGGCAGAGGCGGCCCAGTATTATGAGACGCTGGCCATCGAAAAAGAGATCCAGGAGAATCCTGAGATGAAGGCGAAGTGGGAAGCCTTTGCCGCTGACATCGCCCATGAGGAACTGAGCGGAGAGGCGGAGGATGAAGAATAATAGTGTGTCCGGTTTGGACACAAGAAAAATCATCAAGAAAACAAAATAATGCTTGCATCTTCCTGAGGGTATTGCTATAATAAACTAGCGCGTGTTGAAAACGATCAATGATGCTACGCTGCTCACTTGTCGTCCAGCCACGTGCAATAGCATTGTTTGTGGTATACTAATGCGACCGCAAAGAACCCCCAGGAAGGTGGAAGCTTCCTGGGGGTTCTTTGCGGTCATTTGACCACGGGTCTTACGCTACGCTGCTCACTTCTCGCTCAGCCACTTCGTAATCAAGTAGACAATAACGCCTGCGATCACCTTAGCGGCGACGGCCAACAGAAATTGGTCCTCCGTCATCTGTGATCCCCTCCTTTCTTTAGGTTGTCAGAGGGGGCCGTTGAGCTTCACTCTCCGGCCGTCCTCGGGTTTTCTGGGTGAAAACAATGGGGAAGCCATAGAGCATTTGCTGGTGTTGGTTCGTGCGTAATTTTATACAATTCCGTATCAAAATACAAGGCCTGAAAGCAAAATAACATATAGAAAAACTCATGCGAAATATAGCATTTTTTTGGCAGATTTTTTCCGTATTCTTTACTTGACAAGAGATTGGAAAACTGTATAATCTCTGCTCAAAAAAGCCATCTCGAAGCTTTCGGCTCCGGGATGGCATCTCATAAAAGAAAATCGCCCCAGGGGGCACCCCGGAGCGACTATTCAATTACCTGGCCAGCTTGTAGAGCATATACTGATTAAGGCTTACGCCCTCCGCTTCGGCCTCTTGCTTGAGCGCTCTGTGCAGGCTCCGGGGGATCCGCAGCACCAGTTTGCCGCTGTAGCCCTCCAGGCCCGCTTTGAACGCCTCTAGAGACACGGTATCTTCATTCTCTGCCGCGCGGATCGCGGCGAGATCTGCCGCGGAAGCATCCTCAGGCTCCCGCGCGTCGATCTCAGCAAAACGTTTTTCAATATCCATCATTTGACCTCCCTGTACTTGATATTCGTCCTGGTGTTGATCTCAATCACCGTGATAATAATCTCTCCCTTAATCCACTCAAATATGATGCGATAGTGGTCGATCTTATACCGGTATTTGTTCTGCGTGCCTGACAGGCGGACAATGTCGCCCTCCAGCCGGGACAGTTCATCCAGCGCCTTGAACAGCTTCTTCCGGGTCTTCGCATCGGCGGCTTCAAGGTATTTCTGAGGCTGCTTCTTCAGTCGGATCTCCATATCTTTCCTCCTTCCCCATGACTATATAGTACCATATATGATACTATGCGTCAAGACCTTTTTGAAAGAGATGAGGCAAAACATGCCAAAAGCAACACGCCCGGAGGGCTATTGGGACGAAAAGCGGCAGGAGTATGTTAAGAAAATCAAGGATCCGAATGGGCGCTGGATCAAGGTCTACGGAAAGACGATCGCGGAGCTGCGCAAGAACCGGAAGGAAAAGGAAGACGCCTTCGCCCTGCAGCTGGATCTCCGGGAGAACCCGCCCGTATGGGTCTATGCCCAGCAGTGGTACAGGCTCCACACCGGCGGCTACAGCAAGAAACGGCAGCAGGACTATGCCAACGCTATCAATAACCACATCTGCCCGGTGATCGGGAAGCAGCAGATCCGGGATGTGACCTATAGCGATATCCAGCTGATCATGGCCAACAGTGCCAAGCTGAGCAAGAGCAGCCAGCAAAAGATCGTCACCTCTCTGCGACGGATCTTCGAGGCGGCGGTGGCGGATAAGATCATCCTGGAAAGCCCCTGCAGGGGCCTGAGGCCAGGCGGGCAGGACGCCCAGGAGAAGGTAGCCCTGACCAAAAAGCAGCAGGAGGCGCTCCTGGAGGCCGTCAGAGGGCTTCCTATTGAAACCTTTGTCAGAATATGCCTCTATGCCGGTCTGCGCCGTGAGGAGGCTCTGGGGCTCCAGTGGAGCAACGTGGTGCTGGATGGGAGCTCCCCGCATATCAATGTGCGCAGCTCCTGCAACTGGGAGGGCAAGAACCAAGCCACGCTGACGGAGCTGCTGAAGAGCGAGGCCGCCTATCGCACCATCCCGATCCCGCCGCAGCTGGTAGACTGTCTTCGGCAGGCCCAGGGCGCAGCAGGGGAGAGCCGCTTCGTGATCTCCAGGGAGGGGGACAAGCTCCTCACGGCCTCAGCCTTCCGTCGGCGCTGGGACGCGATTCCGCTGCGCACCGTGCGTGTCTGGAAGGGCAGGATCCGGGGCAAAGACGTGGAGCGTCAGCTGAAATTGGGCGATACGGTACCCTTTCATCCGGGGGTGACAGTCTCCCTGAATTTTCATGTGACGCCGCACTTGTTGCGGCACACGTATATTTCGGAGCTGATCCTTGCCGGAGTCAGCGTGAAGCGTGTGCAATACCTGGCCGGGCACAGCTCGCCGGTAGAGACTCTGAAGATCTACACGCACCTCATGGAGAACCGCCCGGAGGATCTGATCGCCGATGTGCTGAAGACCTTCTCACCCGACGCTGCAGCCGTTCCTACACCGTCCGTTACAGCTGCCTCCGCCCCTACCGAATGA